GCTGGCGGGTGATCCCGGCTCTTTCGAGCCAGCGGGTGCCGTCTTGCCTGTTGATTTCTACGATCTGCGCAGGCTGATCCCTACCCCGAGTCCAGCCGATGACTGGGACACGGTAGACCAGCATGTTGTTCTGGGTGACGGCTCTTTCGCTCACTGGCGGCTGGGCAAGTGGAATGTCGGGAAGGTGCCCTAGGCGCGGAGACACGCCATGACTTATCGATCAACGAAAAATCAAACCATCCTCACGGATAAGGCAGGCATTGCTGGTGCCGCACATGAGGCCGACAAACGTGACGTTTTGTCGCAAACGCTGGAGACCAATCAGGCCAGAGTCGCCGTAATAGAGTCCGCCGACAACCCGAAGGCGGCAGAGTTCCAGTCGCATCTGGGCGGTGGTGCTGGTGGGCCACTAATCCCTGTCCAGAGTGGTACATTGATTCACGCGATGGTGACGGCAGATAGAGCTGAGCTTGGTTCAACACTTACTGGAATTGACGATGGTTAGCGAAATCAACTGGACAGACGCATGACTACTTCCGTGCAAATTGTCAACCAAGGGCTGATGCAGTTGGGTGCGGAGCCAATAGATGCCATCGGTGACGACTCGGATATGGGTCGGCTTGCTGCACACAACTACCCGAACATCAAGCGGAGCATCCTGCGTTCATACCCGTGGAACTGCGCCACACGCCGCAAGGATTTGCCACTGCTGTCCGAAGCGCCTCTAAACGAGTATGCCCACCAGCACCAGCTTCCAGATGACTGTCTGCGCGTGCTCGCGGCTTACGCCGGGGATTATCGCCTGCGGTACGACTCGCAGTACGAGATGCCAGCCTACCAGAGAGAAGGGAACAGGCTGTTGTCCGACTCCAGTTCGGTCGCGATCAAGTACATCGCCGACATCATCGAACCGGAGATGGATGCCCACGTAGAGATGGCCTTGGTAGCCCGTGTTGCTGCTGAATTCTGCTATGCGGCGACTGGCTCGAATTCCGCCGTGGGCAACTTTTTCAACCTTGCTGATGCCAAGCTGAACGAGGCACGCACTACGGATAGCCTTGAGCAGCCTCACAGTCGCACGGAAACCTATCGGCTGAAAGTAGTACGGTACTGATATGCCCCGCACGCAACAGGCTTTTACCGACCTATCAAGGGGCGAGGTCTCCCCCAAGGTATGGGGTCGCTTCCTGTCGGAGCAGTACCCGACAATGCTGGAGCTGGCCGAGAACGTCATCGTGGAGCGGCGCGGCGGCGTGTTCAGACGATACGGCACCAACTTTGTCCACGAAACCAAATTCCCGGGGCTTCCGGTCAGGTTGGTGCCGTTCGTGTTCTCCGATCAGGAGAGCTACATGATGGAGTTCGGTGACTTCTACGTCCGTCTGTTTCGCAACAACGGCTACGTGGAAGACATCGGCAACATTCAGGGATACCTCGGTGACGGCACCAGCGAAAGCTTCGTGTTCCCCTACCCGGGCGTGGCGCAGGGTGACATCGAGGTGCTGGACAGCAACGGTGACGTGATCCCGGCCTCCGAGTACACAGTCTCCGTGATCGACACCAACAACAACTACATGCCCCCGTTCTCGGACGACGGCGCGTGGTTGCTGAATGCAGGCCAATCCCCTGCGCCGGTAGGCTGGGTGCGTAACCTCGCTGAAGTCACCTCCCCAGCAGCCGTGACAGATGAGGAAGATGCCCCTGTCCTGAAGCTGCCAGATATCCAGCTTCCAATCGGCGGATCGTACCTGTGGCAAGTGGATGTGGCATCTGCTACGTATGACGAGACCACGCAGGAAGACAGCAACACGTCAGACATCCCGCTGGTGAGCGGTGCGGGGTATATTTCTGTCGCCTCATTTACGGCTGCCGAAGACGTGCTGGGCACGCTGGACATCGAGTTCCAGTTCCATGCACAGGACACCGAAAGCGTTCAGACTTCCGATTTCCTGTGGGAGGTTCGCAGGAACGAGGAAATCCTGCTGGAAGATACCGCCCTGCTGGTCGGCTCTCCCGGCACAACCATTACCGACTCGGTATCGATTGAGAACATCTACGCGGGGGACGTGTTCTCCCTGCAAGTTCGCGCCACGGGGAACCATATCAATTCCTCGCCGATTGTTGCTGGCAGCTCCGCGCAGACCTATATCCGAACCAGCTACGAGTTCAACCAGAACGCACGGCTGCGATCTGCCGTGGGCCACCTGACAAACATCCCGAGCAAAACAATTGATCGCAACCCCGATGTCGGCACCCTCAACATTGCCGACACGGATGAGCCGACTTATCGGCCTGCGCCAATCAACATATTCCATCAGGCCGAACCCGGGGTGAGCATCACCCTCACGAATCCGTCCCTGAAGTTCAAGGTAGGCGGGTACGTGATCACCTTCAACACGCCGCCTGCTGATGGCGACTGGCTCGCTATTCGTGACGGCAGTATTGATCTGCCGGATGCCGAGGTTAAAGCGGCGCAGGACGGACTGATCTACGAGTTCGCCTCCCCGTTTGCCGCAGAGGAGCTACAGGAGCTGTACTGGGCGCAGCAGAACGATGTCATGTACTTCTGCCACCCAGACCATCGCCCGTGGAAGCTGTCGCGCCATGGTGCTTATGATTGGCGCTGGAGCCAGCCGCACCTGAATGGCGTGCCGTGGGAGCAAATCTGGCAGGAGTATGAGTCTACGGGAGACGAGGTGGCGACTCAGCCAGACCCGTCATTAAACCCGCCAGAATACCCGGGTGTGGAAGACGATCCGCCAGAGCAGTGGTACACCTTCCCATACTCCTCTGTCGAGAATGCCAACGTCCGTGTCGAGCTGGCAAATGGCACCCTGATCCCGAAAGCGGATTACTGGATATACCCGAAGAGCGACACAGCGGGACTGGACGGGCCGACCGAGAAGATCAAGCGATGGATGATCGCCTTCAAGACAGGTAAGTCTCCTGCCGCGGGTGTGAAGTTCATCATCCGAGACAACGGCTGGGAGTACAATGCAAACCTCAACGGCTATCCCAGATGCGTGGTGTTCTTTCAGGAGCGCCTCGTCTTCGCTGCGACAAGGGAACACCCCCAGCGAGTCTGGATGAGCCGACAGGCCGACTACGAGTACTTCCACATCCCCGCAGGTGACAGCAACGAACCATATCTGCCTGACGATGCCGTCGAGTACACCATCGCCTCGCATACTCACGAAGCGATCAACTGGCTCTCCAGTGAGCGCGTCCTGCTCATTGGCACCACCAGCACCGAGCACCGATTTGCGCCTGATGAGTACATCGCCTCTGACCGCCTGCCGCAGGTGAGCAAGATGTCGGACTTCGGCGGCGCACACCAGATGCCTGTCTATGCGGGTGAGCTGACCTGCTTCTTCCAGTACACCAATCGCCAGTTCCGCTCTTTCGAGCAGCGGTACGATACCTTCGTGGAGTTATACCAGTCCATCGACCTGAGCTGGATGCAGGAGCATATGCTGGAGACCAAGGTGAAAGAGGGTTGGTTTGCGCTGGTGCCAGACGCTATCGGCGGCATGGTGACACAGGACGGCACCCTGCTGATCTTCACTTATGACCCGACCATCAACGCGGGTGGTGGTGAGAAATCCATCGGCTGGACGAGGCAAGTCACGGACGGCAAGTTCGTCTCCTGCCAGTCCATGCCGACCTTCTTCTACGACCAGATATGGGTGGCCGTGGAAAGAGAGGTCAGTGGCGAGACCAAGACGTATATCGAGTTTCTGTACCCCGACACATGGATGGATTCTTCTCTGGTCTGGCCACCGATTGATGACGAGAACGTCTACCTGCCGCAGGACACTTTCGCCAATCTTGATCACCTTGAGGATAAGGAAGTGCATATCCTGACCGATCAGGGCGTACACCGCCCACTCACTGTTGCTGGTGGTCAGGTCGTGCTCGACTACAGGGTGAATTGGTGTCGTATCGGACTACCGTATACTCACGCTATCCGAACACTGCCTTTTCATGGCGGCAACCCATCAGGAACAGCAATGGGCAAACAGCAGAGATGGCCGCAAATCTGGTGCCGTATCGTTGGCTCCACCAATCCGATTATCAACGGTGCCCGGCCAAAGAGCCGCTCCCCGAGCACGCCCCACAACACCATGGAAGACCTGAAGACGAAAGATGTGCGGGTGCATGACCTGAAACTGAACCGTAACGGCCAGATCGAGATCGGGGATGACCTTCCCCTGCCCTCGCTGATCGCCGCGATCTACGGTGACTTTATGGTGGGGCAAGGCTGATGGCAAACCCGGGAGCAGTCATTGCGGGAGTGAGTGCCGTTGTCGGTCTGATCGGCGGGTTCCGGTCTGCGTCCGCGGCTCGTCGTGCTGGCAGGGCTACCGCGACCGCTTTGCGAGAGAATGCTGACATCGTTATCGGCGTTGGTGAGGCGAATGCTGATGCCTATCTCGCCGCAGGGGCAGTCAACGCTCAGACTACGCTCAACATCTCAGAGGCGAATGCCCAGCGGATCGAGAACGTCACCGATCGCAACATAATGATGTATGGCCTTCAGTATGAGGAGGATCGAAGGCGATTCGTACTCAACCAGAAGCTCGTTGCTGGCGACATTCGCGCAAGGGTCGGCGGGTCTGGCTTGCAGACCAACACCGGCACGCCTCGCCAGTACCTTGTCTCTCAGGTTAAACTGGGAATACAGGAGCG